TAATCCATGAAAAGTTATTGATTTAGAGTCCATGAAAGGTTTTCCAGTTTCTACATGCCACTTGTAACTAAGTAACCATCCATCGGGATACCACTCTATCGGCTCTCCTCTGTCTCTCAGTGCCTTTGTAATCCATTCTTGATCACCACGATATACCTCTGGTGGAAAAGAATTTAAATCATGATACTGTAAGTTAGTCTCCTTTGTGGCAGCATCAAAAATATGTTCTTCAGTAAATCTTTCCTTAACTGACTTATCCCACTCTTCTAATATAAACGGAAACCGACCAGCCTCAAATCTAAACGTAGATGATCCTAAAAAATCATCGAACCACTCATGAAGCCCTATAAACTTTGCTTCTGGTTTATGTAAAAACAGATCATCTATTGAATTCAAGATAACTGTATCAAGATCCAGAAAAAGAATCTGTCCTTGTATATCGTGTAAAGGATTCAAAAACAACTGTAATTTAGTGTAGCTGTGTTTTAAATCTGTCCTTATCAATGGTAAAGTTTCTATTACTGAATCTATTCCAGTAGAATCTTCAGTTAAGCATACAAATCTATGAGGTAAACTCAACTGTCTCTGTACCATACCATATAATCTATTCACATATTCAGCAGAGTATTTTTCACCCCACTTTATGCATACTACATTTTTCATATCATCCTCTACATTGTGCACTCATCATACATAAAAGTTCTCTAAAACCATCTAAGGTAAATATCATCTCATCTAAAACAGTATCCCACAAACCATTGAAAATGTCAAACACAAAATTTCCTAATGGACCTTGTAACAAGAATACTGCAATAGCTGCTGACATTCCTATCAGAAAACTATTGTAAGACCATTTGAGAAATTTGTATTTACTTAGTGCTAAAACCTTTCCTTGACCATATATATCACCTGCAAGTGCATCATATATCTTATCATCTGTCATCAGAGTTTTTGCATAATCTTCTTTGTACTCTTCAATCGGAATGTGTGAAAAGTGACCGAAAAATAAAGGATTAAACCAAGGAGAGTTTCGGTCTATCTCATCTGACCCCTTGACCTTTGGATAACCTGTCTTTGGTATAATTGCAAATATAGCAAAAAGTAAAGTAAAGAAACACCCACAAGCAAATGTGAGTAGTGGCCATCTCATTAATGCATTATCTAGATTTGCAATAGTGACCGAAAATACAATGGAAGAAACTGTTATCATGATGTTGGCTTTGGCATCTGCCATCAAACCCAACCTCATCTGGTTACCATGATTGATTCTAAGAATATTATCTACAGCTGTTCTGTCTTCGGGAACCTTACTGAATATATCTTCTTCTTTTGACATTATGGTAGTCCATTTAATTTTTCTTCACATATAAAGTTAAATGTCCCTCCCGAACAATTCTTCCATGTTACTTTTTTGTTACAGACTCCATCAGTATATTCACATGGAAAGTGTGTTCTTTCATATTGTCTTTTGTCAAAGTAGTCTTTAATTGCTAGAACCTGTACATAAGCAACTAATAAGAATACGTTGAGTCCTGCGAACCATTTTATCATTTTACCTTAGAGGTGGTGCGTACAACAATCCCCCATCTTTGTAAAGTTTATTTAACCCTCTATCTAATCCTAGTTTTGTTTTTGGACCTAAGTTCCTTTCATAGATTTCTGCATAATTACCTACTTCTCTAATTATGTCAGATGCCCATGTAGATCTCAACCCCATTTTTGCTCCAAGGTTTGGGAAATCTTTTCCGTCCCTCTCTCCCATAAATCTTTGAATTGCTGGATTCTTATGTTCAACAAAGTCATCTACATTATCAGAACTTATGCCCAACTCTTCAGCAATGAACAAAACGTAAACTGTCCATCTCACTATATCAGACCACTTCTGATCTCCATATTTAACAACTGGTCCAAGAGGTTCTTTTGATATAACCTCTGGTAATACGATATGCCACTCAGCATCTTTGAATGTTGTACGATTTGAGGCTAAACCTGACCTGTCTGTACCATACATATCACATCTACCATCCAAATACCAATCTTTTGATTTCTCTCCTACTGGAACAACTACAGGAATGTAATTTATCTCATGTAGTTGAAAAAAGTCTTGGATATTTTTTGCAGCAGTTCCAGTTGAACTAAAACATATTTTGGCACCCTCCATCTGTTTGGCAGAGGAAACTCCCAAAGTCTTTCTAGTTATGAAACCCTGACCATCGTAGTACGTTGTTGGTAGAAACTCTAATTTCTTCGATACATTTCTTGTAAATGTGTATGTTGTGGCTGCTGATAGGACATCAATACTACCATCTATCAAGTATGAAAATCTGGTTTTACCATCCACTACCTGAAATTCTACCATTGTCATATCACCAAACACTGCCGCAGCTATTGCTCTACAAATGTCTACATCAAAACCACTCCATTCCAGCCCTGTCTCCTCATCCCACCCTTTTTCAGAAAATCCTGTGAAGTCCATTTTAGTTCCACAAGTAACTACACCATTATCTAACACTCTTTCTAGTGTACTTCCGTATGTTGGATTATACTCTGGACTCTCTTCGTCTGTGACCTTTATTATTTTCTTGATTTGTTCTTCTTTGTCATTGTGCTCTCTCCCCAATGACGAATCGACACTCATCATCCAGAAGGCCCATACCAAAGCAACAATCAACTTTCCTACTGGAAGAAACATATTACTCGCCTAGTGTATTTGGATACCAATCTGGTAAAGGTTTAGATTTTATTCTTGCAGCATACTCTTTCTTCGCTTGTTCTTTATTGACCTTGATTACACCATCAACTAGGTCTTTGACAAATCCAAGAGTTGCTGCATTTGCATAAAGACTACCACATCTTGCTGTAACCTCCATCTTCAGACCATCGTATATGATACTTCCAGATGCATGTCCCAAGGTTTCTAACATATCATTTGGTATTTTCATCTTCATACTAGAATATACATAGTCCCTGTGAGGTGCAGGAAAATCGTGTGGAATACTTTCATCAACTATCCAAACCCTGTCAAAAGGTGGTTCGATTGAATTCCAACTTAGTGTAGTCTCTGCCACTTCGTCTGGTTGACCAAATGCTTTTATCATTTTCTCAGCATACAGTCTAGCATCTTCAAATCTCCAATTTTTCAAGACATCGGATGCTTTCTGTTCTGTAACGTATTTACTAAAAGATTTCACACTGAACCTCCGTATTTCTTTTATTCTCAGACATTTATCTTTTCTTCCAAAGATCTGCATCAGCCTTACGTGCACCCCCACCTGTAATGAAACTGTTTACTCTTGCAAATGCCCATTGTTGTGGTGTGGTTCCAGGCCTATGTCCTGTTCTCCAAGCAGCCATACCCCTATCATATACTTTCTTTAGGATACCATAGGATATACCAGACTTCTTTGCTTTCTTCTCAAGACCTTTAATTTTTTCATTCAAGGTTTCTTCCTCACCAAACATCTTTTTATATTTCAGAGTGTGTTTAGATGGTTTAGTCTTTGCACTCTTGTCACCTGGCGCTGGTTTATATGCTGCTGGATTGTCATCATCCATCTTTGCACCCTTTGCAAAGTGTCTTGCACGAGCCTGTTTGGTAGACTTTTTCATGTCACCTTTATAATATTTTGCAGGTTGAGTTCCTTTTAAATCCTCAACATCATCATCCTGTGCAACTTTTCTCTGGTGGCTCCCCTCATCAAAATATTCAGAAAACTTTTTCATTTCTCCTCTATCTGTAATATGAGTTTAGTATTACCTTTAATGAGTCTGTGATATGAATACTTAGGGATTTCTATAACATCTCCTTGTTCTATTTCTACTGGCATCTGGTTGTCAAATTGAAACTGCCAACCATCTCCCTCTAACACTGTAATCTTTCTATCTCTCTTGTCTCTGTGCCAAATCATCTCCTCTTCATGAACATCCTCATCAAATGTTCTCTGAAACCATTCATTGACCAGCTCGTCTGTAAATGGAAACATATTACCAGAATCCGCTCGGATTGTCAACAGAGAGTCCAAGTTCTTTTCCATACCTTGGTAATCTACATGCCCAATAAGAGGCAGTGGTTTTATCATTTCGTGTGTCACATTTATGTCTAGCTGCAAAACTCTTTCTAGCCTTTGGGTCATTTATTTTTACTTTTAGTCCAGTTGTATCACCCCATGTGACTTTTTTGATCTTTTGTGTTTTTGGATCACGAACATAAACATAATATTTTTTAGGTCCACCTCTCTTTGGTTTGTTTAACTCTACATGATCGTCTTCTAACAGAGGCAGGTCAAGAGGGACTTCCTTACCCTCAAAGATATCAAACTCGCCGATGTCTGTTTTCAAAAACATAATCTCTTCTGGTTGTGGTTGATACTCACCATTCTCATAAAGACCTCTGACCTTTTTAAATAGCTTAAAAAAGTTTTCAGAGTACATGCGAAAAACACTTTGAGTTAGTGGTATCTCATTCTCCACATGATACTTGACAGCTTCGTCAAGTACAACCTCATTGTTATGCTGTATGAATGTTTTCATTTTAGAGTCCTGTAAACTTCTATTAACTCATCGTCTGGTATTGGAGTTGGATTTGTCCAGTACCTTTGGTGGCCCACTCTCATGAAAGATTTAATATCACTAAAACTAGGATATTTTGACTGTAAATTATGTAGTAAATGGTCTGGGTCTAAATGACAAGTTGCACAGGCATTGTCTTTTGCAAATACCCTTGTCGATTTTTTGAATCTCTCACTCTGAACCAAAACAGAATTGAGATCTTTCTCCATCCACTCCATCCTCGTATTCATGTCTGGTAGTATCATAAAAATTAGATATGCCAATAATCCAATTATTGCATAAATCCATATTCTACTTGTAGCAACCAGATCCTTAGTTTCAATCTCAATCTGTTTTACTGGTTCTAAAACTTTTTGTTCTTCTGCTTTCTGTTTCTGTTCAGCCATAATCTACCTCACTTCTTTTTACCAACTTCGTTCAACTTTTTAGTTATTTGTTGTTGAAACCATTTCAAGACTATCGGAATACTAACATTAGAAGTGAGTCCGAATAGAAACCCTATCGGATACCGATAACTTGCATACGGCGACAACTGTGGAATGTTCGTAAATACTATGGAAATCAACAAATACCCTGTAAGAGACATACCCATGTTGATCACTAAATCTAGTCCTATCAACCACTTGTGTCCTTCATACTTTTCTTTGTTGTCCATCCTATAATTGAATAGAAAAAGCCAGAATGATGCGAACAAAACGATTCCCATCATGACCAACTCATCCATTGCAAATAGTTCTAACATATACTCCTTACGGAAACCCTATCCTTTTTAGGTCATTTATTGTTGATGCGGCATCAGTATGTACGATTCCTATTCCACCTGCAGCTTCCCATTCTTTAATATTCCCCGCATGGTCATCTATCAGAATATTAGGTCTTTTATCTCTACCATCTTTAGCAAACTTCTTTTTGTCTGCTCTCATGACAACTCTCATTCTATTTCTAGGGACACCAAAATTCTTTTTCATCCACCTTATTTTATCTTCTGGTGCTCTCTTTGCTATTGCCCCTCTTGCAGGTCTTGGTGCTGCAGTCAACATGAATGGTTGAAATTGTTTTATATATCCCCAGAGTACATCAGCATCTCTCATTTTTGGTAATCGAGCAAACGTATCAGCTGGTATCTCTGGATAATATTTGTCACTAAACTTTTTACCCACCCATTGAAAAGTAAAGGTGTGGAAGTCAGCAACCACTCCGTCCATGTCACAATAGATTTGTGGATTGTCAAATTCCACGAGATGATGCTTAAAACTTTTCATTTATCAAACTTTAGTTCATAATTGTAAGCAACAACTCCTTTGGTTGGTCCAGGCATTTTCCTTAGATAGACATGAATTGTCGTACTACCAGTATGATGAGGCATAGTAAACGCAGGTTTACCTTTCTTCATCTTGTAATCATCGGTAGCATTGACAGTAATTCTTGCTTTTTTCCTTCTCTTTATCTCATCAGCAACATACTGGTCCGTTCTATCATCATATTCTTTAAATGTGATCATTCTGACATCCAAGTTATAAGTGATGCTGCTACTGCTCCTATTGCACCAGCAACGAGAGAGGTCATACCCATCAATCGGGACTTCCATTGTTCGACTGAACGAACCCTCTCTTCTAATTTATGTATTTGTGAAGTTACACGGCGTTCTGAATGTCCTATCTCATCATGGACATTTCCAATCCGTGAATGTAGGAGTTTTAGTTCTGACCTAATCTCATCATCGGTTTTTCTATGCTCGTCTTGCCTAGAATTTAGTGATTTAATCTCTACTGTCAGATCTACAATTCGGTCTGCGGTTGTGTCCAGTTTCGATAAAAGAGCATCAATTTGTCTCCCCCGAACTTCAACCTCGTTCTGTAACAAACCGACTTGGAGCTTGACATCTTGAAGCTCTTCTGCCATGTCTCTAAACTTTGAATATCTGTGTCATCCTTATGAGTTCTACACCAGCATTAAGTCCATCCTCAATTCTTTCTGAGATATCATCATCTGCATTCTCTGTGTCAAGATCCCATCTGTCTTTAACGAAATCTATTAACTCATTCCACTCATCAGCATCTAAGTCTTGAATCTCTGGAATTATGTCTTCAATATTATCTATTGCTGGGCCTAATCTTTTGAGTGGTTCTATGAAATTAAGACCATCTCTCCAATTAAACTCTCCGTCCTCATTTGATTTTTTAATTGCTGCGGCCAAAGAAAAAACAAAATCCAATAATTCTTTAGTTTCCTGTATTCCTCTCTCTTCTGCCATTTTAACTCCTTCCGTATTTGAGGTAAAGCATAGGCCCACCCTCTCCGTTTTGTAAAATGATAGGTCGTTTTGGATACTTTAAACCATATTCCCTTATGGCTTGTCCCACTGGACCACTACCCACATACTTTTCATAACGAGTATACTTTCTTTTACCTAATCTACATGCATAGTAAGTATCAGCATCTACTATGAATACATCTTTTCCTGCAAATGTAGCTCTTTGTACTTCTTCTTGAATTTTGTTTGCACCCATCAAATATTTTCTCTTCATTACTTTTTTCTCAGTCTCTAGTTTTTTCTTTTTCTTCTTTTGACCAAGAACAGGTGCTTGATACTGGATACCACCACTATCTGGAGCAGTTGGTGCCACATTTGCCATATCCTCTTTTTGTTCACCTTTTGCTCTCTTCATCTGTGCAGGTGTAGGTGCTCCCTTTTCACCTTTCTTTCTCATTTTCTCACCAGAACCTTGTTTGATTCTTTGTCTTTTCTTGTGGATATTTGCCCATAAACTTTCATCTGTTACACCATCTACAAAATCAACTTTACGAATACCGACTTCTTCATTTAATTTAGCAACTTTAGCTGCTGCTTGTTTGGTATTAGATAAAACTTCTTCTGCATTTGGAAATCCTGCTCTCATTTCTTTTTTTCTATCATGCATTTTTCCAATAATTTTACCATTATTATCTTTTTGTAATCTATAAACACCCCTATCAAGATTATAATAATGCCATTTCTTATCTTCCTTCATTGCCATCTTAGTGGCTGTAGCATACATGACTTCTTTTGCCCTATCTCCATATCTTTTCTCAAATTCATCTTTTTTCTTTTTGAGACTCATGATAATCTTTTCTCTTTTATCCATCTCAGCATCAGTCATCTCTCGTTCATTGAGATTGTCAATCAAGTTATTAATTACCTCTTCAACTTGTGTATCAAGATAGTCAGCCATACCATCTAACTTATCTA